TTTGTACTTGGTAGGGTCAGCTACGATTTTTGTAGCGCCAGGTCTTGAACTTCAAACCTGGTATCGACCAATGGCCGGTTTCCCCTACTGCTTCAACGTAACCACCTATCCTCCGGATATCGTATTGCTTGGTGACGGTCTTGCTCTTAGGAAAGGCTAAAGAATTAACTAATAGCCTCTCTTCTTCGAGTTCGAATTCGTCTGGTTCCTCGTCCCATTCTGGTGCAAACCCTTTTAACAGGGCTGCGTACCTTATGAGATCGAATCTGTCTCCACGCGTCCTATAAACAAACCGTTTATAATGGAAGCGATAAGACCCATGCTGATTCCGGTATATCGGACAAAGTTCAATCCGATAATTTACGATAAAACGCTCAATATCAAAAGCGATCTTGAGGCCTGCATCGTCGGGATAGAAGGGAGGCACGAGCTTAACTTCAAGCTTATGCTCCCTAAACAGCTGAAAAAGGTACTCAAAAACCCGTTTGTCATAAACATAGCTACCAACACCGAAGTACATTATGTACTTACGGATTAATTGGTTAGCAACTATGTACAACCAGGGCTCTAGAGCACTCTTCTTTTCGCTGGTGGGGGCCTTAACGTTATAAGGCCGAACATTGCGACCTGCGAGGTAATCACCTCCGCAGGACTCTCTGAACTTCTCGGACCCATAAAAGGATTTCTCCTTGTTTATTATGAATCCTACCTTCTCTACAGCTGAGATGAAATCTTCAGCCATATACGAAGGTACAATGCAGTCATCCCCAAACACAGAACATTCTTTCAAATCTTCCCATTCCGGGAAGAGAGAATTATTATGTATGTTTAGGGACAAACGGACTGCATGTGCAAAAGTCCAAAAGACGAGAGTTTCTAGCGGGAATGTAACCGCATTACCCATAGTAGAGATCATTTGCAACTCGACGTTAACACCGTTGAGACTGGTGTAAGGACATCGGACTGCATCTACTATGTTAAACCACTTAGGAGGTAATAAATACCTAAGCAATTCAATCGACACACAATCAGAGGCAGAGGACCAATCAATAGTTGCTTTCGCAGAGCTAATTGACGATCTCAGTGCTTGTTTTTTGTGTAGTTCTGGTAAACTCTCGACATCGAGGCCGAACTCTCTCATCCTATCGTAGAGGACTGTCATCAAACCTTGCTGCAAAAACATATTAGCAGTAGGTTCGACACAAATCATACGACGGGCGGTGGAGCTCTTCTCGACCGTTGAAGCACGCGACCCTTCGGCGTATGTGTACCAGTCCTGAATAGGACTTTCACGGTTAAATTCTTCAACCGCTTCTCTCATTTTACCATCATAAGAGAGGTACATATACATAAAAGGTTCAACCCTCGCCGTCCCTGAGATAGGGAAAGTGAACTTGGCTTCTATACTAGTGTCCGAAAATGGCACACCGATAGAGGATCCGCTGGAATGTTTACAACCAGCGAACCATTCACTAGTAGTGATATCACCGACAACATGATGCATTAGGGCGCGAGCCCGAAGCAGGACTTTGTCCTGAAACTGCATCCCTCTAACTAACCGCTTACTCGGATCTGGAAATTCCAGTTCGTTGTATTTGGCCAAGTGCGAGTTGACTTCGAGAAACTTTTCGAAAGTCAGAGACTCAAGAGGTGTGGTATCGATGGATGGTGCAACGAACTTCTTTTGGAAGTCCGACACCAATCTACTGCGAAAATAGCGAGTGAAGTCTGAGTCCATGTACTCATGTGTATGGACTCGGAGGTCGCGTTCAAGGTGCCTCTGCAAGTTTGTCACAATGCTAGAGGCGTGAAAGAACGATCGTTGCTTTCTTTTGTTACGATACTTTCTGGTCATTGGTTAACTCCTATTTTGATCAGAAAATTAATGTCAGGCGTATGGAAAAAATTCCAAGAAATCGCCTACCAATGGTGCTACTTTTGGCTCGAATGAAAGTATCCATTCAAGCAATTGGGCAATGTACTCCGTCATATAGTTCAGAAAAACGAACTGGACGGCATCACCGATCTCGAAGTAGCTGAGATCGGGATCCATTACCCTGTAGCTCGGTCGTCCCAGAAACTTGGATAATTCTCCAAGACCTGGATGGCCATATTACGCACAGTCGCACGTTCCGCATCCGTTGTTTCAGGATCGAACGCACCCTTCAATTCGAAGGTGTTGACAGTGGTTTTTCCATTTGCCAGTAACTTAGGCACTTTGAAGAAAACACTGGTACGTGACTGTGTATAACCATTGGGAGCACTTACACTTACCTTAGGAGCCTTAACGCTGGCGACGACTTCAGTACGAAGAAGTTCGCTGGCACCATCATCCAAATAAAGATTATGGATTGATGAGGTATTCCCGAGGGATTTGAGTGTAGTGGATGTCCCACCCGTAACAGCAACGGTACCATCTACAAGGATGGCACTTTCAGCTAATAGAGTCATTTGACTCTCCTTTTGTTAAAATGCTTCATTAACGGAGCTGTTGTATTACTACAGCGGCTAAATCGGCAATATTTTTAGCATCATCTATCAACCCGGTAAGATTCACCGGTATATTCAAGTCTGATACCTTCGGGGTCCAGGGTGCTCTGTCATAAGCGAAGTTATGCTTTGTACATGTGCAACTCTGAACAGTGAAGGCCCAAAGGGAATTCGGGTCTCGACCCGTTGGTGTATAAGAGTACTCTTTTAGAGAGTGCACCGTACACCATCCCGTTAGGATCTTTAGGCTAGGATCTGACATGTTGACTACGGCACGTGTAAACGTGCTTACATCTAACATGCGGTCTACCATAAAACTCAGTGGCAAAAGTTGCCATAAAGTCTCTGGTAAATCCTTTCCCCTTAGCCCCATTCGACTTCTTATATCGTATACTGGATTGGTAATCGAGTACAAGATACCGGAGTGCACCTTTATATTGACATGCTCAGAATAATCGAGATGCCAGTTGGAGGTACCTTCCGTTGTCAATGAATCGTGGTTAGATTCATCGAAGTTTGCAAAACCTCGAGCAGTGTATCGCTTAAGGTGTGGCACGTTCACTTTCGAGAACGCCTCTATTGCGTCATGTACAGATCGTACTAACGGTTCGAGGGCCCACTGTTCTTCGGCATAAACAGACGCTATATCAGCGCCTATGTCGGAGTTTTCAGCGGACTTGTCACGTATATACTTGCGGCCTTTCAGGCTAGCAAGTCGCGCATTGTTTCTTTTTTGCGCTTTTCTACGTATACTTTTTGCCAACTTTGCAAGACTACTCATTGGGCTCTTCATGAAACGAATCGTTTCTTTGAGCTCGCCGATGTCTTCGCCGAACGCGTAGGGAGTTCTATCCATATTGGATATAGCTTTTACTTTGCTCTCAGATTTCAGTTTACTAATATCAAATGATATCGGTACAACGTTTACTTTATCTCGTATACGTTGGGCAAGATTGCCTCCTGTTACTCGAAACCATTTACTGGGATCGAGAATCTGATAAGCGTAGTAGCTGCTTTCGCCCTGAAACTCTTGGGCATCTGAACTATACGTACACGGGTTATTTATAACATCCCCAGCTGCTATGCGTTTTGCATAGTTGGGGGTCACCACGTCGGAAATTGACTCGAATTCGTAACGCAGCAGTTCGCTGCCGAATCCGTGTATTACCGGGTCGTTCCACAACTCTTGTAGTATCTCGTCATAGACGGGAGGTACAATTGTACGGGAACGATTTCGTGGATTACCCACATTCTCTTCGAATTCTTTGAAGGAATCATCAAGGGACGTCATATCAAACCTCTGTTTTAACAGATTGTGTAAAGATTGAGAAACCGAACTTTCGGAGAATTTAAATTCCGAGAGCCCTCATCCATGCAAACGTTCTTAACCCTCCAGACATATGTTTTAAACTGGAGTTGACAGAATGTCATGATCAAGTTGTCGTTATTG